CCGATGTGTCATCCATTGCACATGGCGATGCACTCACCATTAAAACCGTGTCTTACAAAGTGGCCGGTGTGCAGCCGGATGGCACTGGTTTAACTTCACTAATACTGGAGAAACAATGAGCCACGTAAGACAACAAATAAGAGATCAGCTTAAAACTACATTAACCGGTTTAACAACCACCGGCGCGAATGTATTTGACTCGCGCGTTTATGATCATGATGCGTTGCCATCGATTGCGATTTATACGCAAAGTGAAGAACTTGGCGGTGAATCTGGATTAAAGCAAATGCGCTTACTTAATATTGTATTAGAAGTCAGAGCAAAGGCCACCAGCAATCTTGACAATACACTTGACACCATTAGTGCTGAAATTGAAGCGGCGCTATTTTCTAGTGGTGACACCACCTTGAGTGGCAAATGTAAAGACATTGATTTTGAGGGGGTTGATATTGAACTCTCTGGCGATTCTGATCAACCAGTGGGGTTGATGACCATGCGTTTTGCTTGCTTGTATCGAGTCAGCAAAACAGATGTTGAAACTTTAATCAGTTAAAGGGGGCAATATGCCAAAAATGTATAAAGATGGATCTGAGGCAATCGTGGTACACGAGTCACAAATTCATAATGCGCAAGCACGAGGATGGTCACTCGCTAAAAAGACTAAAACCAAAAAAGTTAAATCACACGGAGTAAAAGAAAATGGCAAATCATAAAGGTAGCGAGGGTGTTGTAAAAGTTGGATCTGCAACCATCGCGGAATTAAAATCATACAGCATTGAAGAAAGTGCTGAAACAATCGAAACAACAGCACTCAGCGATGCGGCGAAAACATTTACCGCTGGCACGACTTCATGGAGTGGATCATGCGATTGCTATTGGGATGAAACTGATACAACGGGTCAAGGTGCATTAACCGCCGGTGCAGAAGTAACAATGAACTTTTATCCAGAGGGTGCATCAACGGGCGATAAATACTACACTGGCACAGCGATTGTAGATTCATTAACGGTTGAAGCTGGTCAAGATGACATGGTGGCAGCATCATTCTCATTTACGGGTAACGGTGCGCTAAGCTTCTCAACTGCATCATAATCGATGAATTACACTAACATCGCCAAGAGCCAATTTAAAGATCGCATTAGCGGTGATTTGTTGTCAGTTGATATACCGGAATGGAAAGGTGACGATGGCGAAGCCGTCAAAATCTATTTTAAAGCGGCCACTAATTTTAAGATCCAAGGACAGATTTTAAGATTGGTGAATGAGGGTAAGCCAGATGAAGCCATTATTATGACTTTTATCTTGCGATCGCTCGATCAAGACGGCAAACAAATTTGGCGAAAGGTACACATGACCGAGATCATGAATGAGTTTGATCCCGATATTGTGTCGCGCGTTGTTAATGCAATGAATGAGATTGAGCCAGATGAGGGCGAAGCACTAAAGAGTTAAAGTCAGATCGTGATTTGCTTTTTCTGTATGAATTAGCAGAACATCTACACAAAACGGTGGATGAAATTATGGATTTGACGGTGGATGAAATTGTAATGTGGTCGGCTTATTTTAGACTGAAGCAGGAAAGGAAATAATGGCAGCAAATGCAAGCGCAAGATATGTAATCACCGCTGAGAACAAAACACAGAAAGCGTTTAAGTCGATTAAAAAATCACTTAAATCGGTGGGTGGATCAGCGGCCGCACTCGGTAAAAACATCTCAACCAAGATGCTTGCGCCGATGGGTGCGTTTGCGGGCTTCTCTTTAAAGACTGCCGGTGATTTTGAGTCGGCAATGAATAAAGTGTCGGCGATCAGTGGATCAACCGGTGAAACCTTAAAAGCGTTAGAAAACCAAGCTAAGGAACTCGGCCGCACCACACAATTTAGTGCATCCGAGGCAGCCGATGCGATGGGTTTCTTATCGATGGCAGGCTTTGATGCGCAAAAAACCATGGCGGCCATGCCTGGTATTTTGGATTTGGCAGCAGCATCGAGTACCGATCTTGCAACCACGGCGGATATTGCATCAAATATCTTATCCGGTTTGGGTATGGAGGCAAGCAAAACTGGGCAACTTGCCGATGTGATGGCGAAAGCCACCGCCAGTGCCAACCTTAATGTGTTGGAACTTGGTGAGGCGATGAAGATGGCGGCACCAATGGCCGATGCGGCCAATCTCTCACTTGAGGGAATGACTGCAATCATGGGTAAGATGGCGGATGCCGGTATCAAGGGAACGATGGCCGGCACAGCGGTCAAGGCCGGAATTACCAAGCTATTAAACCCAACCAAACAAGTGAGCGCCGCACTCGATGGCATGGGTGTGAGCGTTAGTAATTCAGATGGATCAATGCGTAATTTTATTGATATTCTTGCTGATCTTGAAAAAGCCGGTGCAGGGGCATCAGAGTTTACCCGAATATTTGGTGAGCGAGCTGGCCCGGCTTTATTGGCATCCACCAAACAAGGTGTGGGTGCGATCAAAGAACTCAAGACCAAACTGCAAGATGCCGGCGGTACAGCTAAAACCATGGCCGATACTCAAATGAAAGGTTTGAATGGCTCGATCAAGAAACTCAAATCAGCCTTTGAGGGTTTGCAACTGGCGGTGGCCAATAGTGGTTTGCTCGAATGGGCAACCAAAATGACCGACAAACTCACCGCCTTTATGGCAAAGATCAGTGGCACGGGTGGTGCAATGAGTGGACTCGGATCAGACATTGCTGCATTTGCAGCAGTGATCCAAGAAAAACTCGCAGTCGCATGGAAAATTATTACCGATATTTTTGGTGGTTTTTCGCAATATTTAGAGCCGATCAAACAAGCGTGGGGTGAGTTGGGTACAGCTTGGGATGATTTAATGGCATCGATTTTTGGCGCTGAGAGTGCCGGACAAGCGGAAAGCATGAAAGCGTTTTGGACTGCTATTGGTCAATTATTAGGGGTGACAATCAAATTAGCGGTCACCGCTGTTACATTAGCATTTAAAGGATTGGGTGTGGCGATTGAGGGCGTGAAAGCCATTTGGAATGGTTTGAGTGAACTTGCTAATCGAGTGATGACGGGCGTTAAAGATGCATTAATGAAGCCAATCATCCAACTTATGAAAGGTATTAAAAAAGTCGCTGAAAAATTGCCCGATTTTATCGGTGATCCGGCAGAAAAAGCCATTGATCGTATGCTCAATGCTTTTAAAAAAGGTGAAGATGAGGCGGTGGGGCATTCGATCATTCCAGACATGGTGGATAAAATCGCCCTCACTATGAATAAACTACCAACCATGATGGGTGATCCGGCACGTGATGCGGCCGATGCGGTGAATGACTCATTTAAAGATATGGGGTCAAGTGTTAGCAGCTCGATTCAAGGCATGGTCAAAGGCACAACCAGTTTAAAAGGTGCGCTAAAAAATATTGGCGGTGGTATTGTTAGTAAACTACAAAAGAAAATGTGGTCTCCGGTTGACACTGTGATTGATAATTTTGTTAAAAATATTGATTTTGGTGGCTTCTTTGCAGGTGGTGGACGGCCACCAAAAGGCAAGCCATCAATCGTGGGTGAGCGCGGTGCAGAGTTATTTGTGCCAGACACCGCAGGCACGATTATTCCCAACGATCAACTCGGTGGTGGACAAACTGTTATTGTTAATTATTCACCACAAGTCAATGCGCTTGATCCACGCACCGCGCAAATGGTGATTGCTGAAAATGCACCAACCATTGTCGGTGTGATCAGACAAGCCTTTAATCGTAACGGCAGGACGGTGGCAATATGAGTGGCGCATATCCAACAACACCGGTGGCAAATTCAATCAGTATTACGGGTATTGCGCCAACGCTTACCAGTGTCACCCATAGCCTAAAACGTCAAGCACGATCGCGTGGTGGTCAAAGATGGTTGATGGATATTAATTATCCATCCCTCACGCGTGCGCAGTTTGCACCAATCTGGGCTTTTGCGAATAAACAGCAAGGCCAATATGGCACATTCACTTATCAACCACCGATTTATAAGGACACTTCTGGCACGGCCACTGGCACGTTGTTGGTGAATAATGCCGGTGGTTATGCAGCAGGATCATCCACCATTGCAACCGATGGATTGACTGGCACTTTAAAAGCCGGTGATTTTATTAAATTTGCCGGTCATGACAAGGTTTATACCATCACCGCAGACGGCGCAACGTCACTCGCTATCGAGCCGGCACTGTTAGAAAGTGTGGCAGATAATGAGGTGATCACTTATAACGATGTGCCATTCACCATGGCATTCACCACAGACACGCAAGAGATGAGCGTATCAACCGGTGGCTTTGTGGCGTATCAAATCAAACTGGTTGAGGTAGTTTAGTGGCAGATCGCGGATCAACCACAGCCTTTCAAACTGAGGTTGCCAAACTTCAAAATCAGCCGGTGCATTTGTTGTCGGTGCATTTTGACGATGAAGTGGTTTATATGAATGATGGATATAAAGACATCGTTTACGATTCAAATACTTATCAAGCCGTTGGTCATTTTATGGGTTTTTCAGATATTGAAGAAGCCGCCGAGGTGATGGTGTCATCAATGACAATCTCATTGTCGGGTGTTGATCAAGTGTGGGTCAGTAAGGTTTTAAATAAACAATACATTGATCGCACGGTAAAAATCTACACCGCTTTTTTAGACTCAGCGCAGGCACTGATTGTTGATCCAGTGTTAATCTTTGAGGGGCGTATGGATTCACCAGCCATTAGTGAAGATCCAAACGGCGGTCAATCAAGTGTATCGGTGAGTGCCACCAATGCTTGGGTGGATTTTAGTCGCACCACCGGCAGACACACCAACCATGAAGAAACACAAATCCATTTTTCGGGCGATAAAGGCTTTGAATTTGCGAGTGAAATTGTTAAAGATGTAATTTGGGGTAAGCCGAATGACTGAGATCATCTTTCACAATTACATTGAGTCACAAATGGGCAAGCCTTTTAAATGGGGTGAGAATGATTGCAACACCTTTATTTTAAAAATGGTGGATCATTTCCAAGGTACAGATTATGCCGCCGATGTGGTGGGTAAATATTCCACCAAACGTGGTGCGCTAAAATTTGCCAAAAAAATTGGTACATTGAGAGATTATTTACCGCTTAGAAAAATCAAAGACAATCACGCTCAAACCGGTGATCTGATTTTGGTTAAAGATCAAGTGTTTGATCGGGCGCATATTTGCATGGGATCAAAAGTCGTATCAGTGATTGAGGATTCGATCACCACTCAAATACCAATGGTTGAGGGCGATGTTTATCGGTGGGATCTATGGGCGCAGTAGTTGGATTTATTGCCGGTGAGATTGCCGGATCATATTTAACCAAAACCGTTGGTGGATTTTTCGCGCAAAAGTTTTTAGGTGTTGCATTCGGTAAATTAGCCGGATCATTGATTGGTGCAGGGGTGTCTGGCTTATTAGCTGAGAAACCAGAATCGCCGGATTTTGGCGATAATTCTGCTGCT